GGAGGAAAGTTAATTACATATACAATCCCTGTTTCTGGATCTGTATACATTCCGTCTTCAACCATTTCTTCGGTAATAAAACCTTCACCAAATATTTGCTCAAACTCTTCTACGCTAACACCTTGCTGTTGAGGCGGTTCAGGTTCAGGTTCTGGTTCAGGATCTGGCTGAGGTTCTGTCCCACCCGGATCACCTACAGGTTGTTGTGACAGCCATTCATCAAAGCCACCTGCCGCTACTATTTCAGCAGCTACAGCACGTAATTCGTCGTCATTAAGACCTTCTACAGAAGTTTCAAGAGCCTCTATAATTTCTGGATCAAGACCTTGAATGGTGCCTTGTCTGCCTGCCATAATAGAAGTAAGCATATTCCATACACTTTCTTCTGCTAAGCTAGGATCAAGACTTCCTATAGGAGTTTCTCCCGTATCTTCATCTAATAAATCGCCATCGCCCGCTACTCTTTGTAATTCTTGAAGCATACCTAACTGATTATTTGTTTCATTAATATAATCAATAAAAGACTGTTGCCCTTGAAGCCTCGCAAATTCTTGAGGAGTTAAAGGCCTAGGTGTTTCAATACCGTTAGACATGTTATTTCTTCCAGTTAGCCAGACCACGTAGGCCAAACGAGGCCGCTACAGCAGCACCAAGGAAACCTTTGTACCACTCAGGCATAGCTTCTAAGGCAGAAAACCCGTCCATAACAATAGGAACCATACTAGGAAAGAACGCTAGTACGCACGGTATTGAAAACAGTAACGTAAACCATTCGTCTTTCCAAGAGTTAGCTGCATTGTTAGCATGGATGTTTTCCCAATTACCGTCCTGCTGTATAGCTACCATCTTAGCTTCATGGACAGCTTTCTTCTCTTCAGCTTTACGTTGGAAGTAACCACCAACAAGAGACGTTACAGGGCCAATGAGAGCTTGTATCATCGTATGTACTCAGCAAACACAATAGCACCAAGGATAAACGGATACAGAGCGTAGACAGCCTGACGATTACTAGCGATGTCTTTTGTGGCTGCGTCAAGCTGACGTTGGATCATCTCATAACGAACAAGACATTCCTTCTCGTGTCCTTCTAGTCGTGCTAATAATTCTTCTGTTCTGCTCATCCTTTAATTTCCCTTACCACCGCTGAAAGTAAACCAAAACTAATTACTGAAAGTACCACAGCAAATAAACTTAAAAGCATGTTTTCTTTTAGTTCTTGCTGTCTGTAAATAGTATCCTGCCTTTCTTGTACTATCTTTCTTTTTAACTCACGAAACTCTCGCAAGCCATCATCCCCGTAAGCGTAGCGAATCATTAACAAAATCTCTCGCTGTTGCTCTTGTATCTTCTTTTTTCGTGCAAAAGCTTTTATTGCTTCAGCTTCTACACTCTTACTAAAAACTACTTTTCTAAACGGTGATACTTTGTTTGCTTTCTGCTCTTGATACAGAACATCACTAGCATGTCCGTACCAAGAAGCAATTTGTCCCATGGTGTCTTCTACTGATCGCCCAGCCTGAACCATCCCCTGCACCATAGCAAAGGCTTTGGTTGCCCCAGCAATGGCGGTTACAGGGTCGATCATTACGCGGCCTCATAAGAAATACTTACGTACATATCACTAGCACCGCTTGTAAGATTACTAACAACTAAAGGGCTAGTCTGTGATGAAGAAGTAACCGCCCTAATAAACTTTATATAGTCAGTGTTGTCAGTAATTTGAGGAACAAAAGGTCCGTCAGTGCCAATACTTATTTGAGATCCTTGCATTACTCCCATCCAGAGCATGTCTGGAGACCCTGAGTCATAAGCAGTAAAAGGAAGATCTCTTACATAAATACTTCCACTCATCCCAGTAGTAGTAATGTTTATTAGTTGAATAGTTACGTGAACCATTCGACCTACTTTGGTGTAACGACCAACTGCTGTTCCCACAGTCGCAGTGTTGCCACCAGAAGCCGCATCAGCCACCACAGGAGTAAACGTTCCTGTTACGTAGTCAGGAATAGCTGTTAGCCCGTCCACCAAATTAAGTTCAGCCGTAGTAGCAGTAACCCCGTCAAGAACATTAACCTCATCAACCGTGGCGGTAACATTTAAGTCAGATAAAGTGCTAACAGTACCTTTAGCGTCTAACTGTGTTTGAATGTTAGAGGTAACACCATCAACAAAGTTAAGTTCAGCAGTAGTAGCAGTCACTCCATCAAGCAAATTAAGTTCTGCTGTGGATGCTGTAACACCAGTAAGAACATTAAGTTCTGCCGCAGTAGAGGTAACAGTTGTACCTCCTAAGTTAATAGTAGGGATCGTTACTGTGCCTGTGAATGTTGGCCCTGCGGTGTCAGCCTTTGTTCCAATAGCTGTAGCAATATCGTCAAATTCAGTTTCAAACTCAGTGCCACGAATTACCTTACCGGCATCGCCACTGTTTAACGTATCTTTAACAGCAAAGTCTGTCGACTTAGTGTAGTTGGTCATAGTAAGAGTCCCTAAAAATTATTACCAAGGCATACCGTCGGCAGACACAGGCGTCTTTTGCTCTGCAATGTTTGCCGTTAGTGCCGCTTCAGTAGCGTCTTGGTCTACTTCTGCTTGTACCCATGCCAATACAGCGGCCTCTGTCAGGCTGTCGTATGCAACAAAGTCAGAAGCACTAGGGTCAGGTGTAAACCCACAAGTGCCGTATGCAGATGCAGTATAAGTGACTGCGTCGTCACCCGTACCAACTGTTTCTTCTTCAGTAACACGCCAGTGTGCAACGGTTACACCGCCGTCTGCCACGTTACGCTCAAGGTTTGCGATTGTCCATGTAGCCATTAGTTTTCTCCTTCGAGTTGTGCCACTCTGGCACGTAGTGATTGAATTTCTTTTACAAGCATAGGCACTAGCTTAGAGTAGTCTACGCCCATCATGTCGTCTTCTGTCTCGCCTTCGGTCACCGCCTCTGGTGCAACGCTCTGTAGCTCCTGAGCAACCATGCCGTACTTCTGGTGTGACCCGTCAGCAATCCAGTCAAAAGAACGTACTTGGATAGCGTCAATGTCGTCAGAAGCAGAAGGTGCATCTACGATGTTGTCCTTGAGGCGTTGGTCTGATGAGGTGTTATAGGTGGTCGCGGTACTGTTATAACTTATTGAACCCACCGAAGCCGTGTTGTTCATAAATTGCAGTGCAATTCCAGTTATTAATGAATCGCCGCGATTGAAGCGAATTTGCGACGTAGTAGCTGAGCCGGAAAAGCGTGGTAGCAAACTAATACCATCGCCTCCAGTTGAGGTAGTCCCAACCAACAAGTTGCCGCTGGAGTCAATGCGCATGCGTTCTGTTGAGCCAGTGCCAAGAAGTAAGGGGTAAGTTGACCTAGAGGCAATCATAAAGTCAGTTGTATTACCTGACCCAGAAATTCCTTTATTAGAACCCACATCTCCAAACTTAGTACCGCCTACAGCCCAAATTGCATAAGAACCATTAGCGTGTGCGCTTTCTAATTGCGCTACAGCTTGTACATTAGTACTTATGTGTAAAGGCGTAGCTGGACTGCTAGTCCCCAGACCTAACCGACCACTAGAGTCGAGGCGCATGGCTTCACTAGCCGCTGTTCCAAACTGCATAAATTGGCTAGCGTGATTAAACGAAATAAACCCATCTTCATCAGCGTCAGAATCTGCAAAGGCTAGTGTTCCGCCGTTGCTTGTGCCAGAAAGAATGGTTAATCCGTTGTTACCGCTTCCTGTTCCAACAACAAGATTATCTGCATTAGCAGAGCCTGTATTGCTACTTTGGCCTACCAAAACTCTACCGCTAGAGTCGATGCGCATGCGTTCTGTGCCGTTTGTCTGCACAAAGAAGTCATTACTAATTCCACCGACTCTTGCAGATTGCAGAGAACCCGTAGTTCCGCTATCCATAAACTCAATAGAAGCGGTAGCATCTGAACTTTCAACACGGACTCCAATATTCGAAGTTCCAGAATTAATATGCAAAGCCTTCTCTGGACTGCTAGTACCCAGACCTAACCGGCCCGACGAATCCAGTCTAGCCTTCTCCGTGTTCGATATTAAAAACCGAAGGTCTAACCCGTTAAGTCCTAGTTCCTTAAATGCTGAACCAGTTGTATTCATAGAACGCATTTCTGGGAAACTGTCATCAGTACGCAACTGAACACGATTTGTTCCGGAAAGATCGAGCTTCGCACCGGGAGCGGTGGCTCCAATACCGACGTTGCCGCTTGAGTCGATGCGCATGGCTTCAGACCAGCTAATAACAGAACCACCAGTACCACTAGCCGCTTGGTCAAATCTAATCACGTTGTCATTAAAAAACATACGTGCCGCCGCACCAGTAGTGATATAAGAATCCTGTTCGCTGGCGTTGACGTAGTAGTTCGACGCAAACATAGCATCAACTGTTGCGTCTGCTTTTCTAGAAACTAAATTGCCTGTTCCTCCAAACTGAATGTGTTGCCACGTAGGACTTGAGCTAGACTTAGGAACAACACCCAAGCCAAAGTTGCCGCTTGAGTCGATGCGCATGGCTTCTGTGCCATCAGGTTTACCAAACCTTGTGCTACCTGAGTCTGCATCAAAAACTCTGTTACCACCCCTGTCCATATAGATTCTATTAGGTAGGAATGCTACATAAGTATTGCTATCTCCATCGTGTATTAAAGCGTTGGCGTAAACATTGCCTGACAGGTAGAGGTCTTTCCAGCGAACAACAGACCTGCCTAAATCAGCAGAGGCATCTAATCCTGAGCCGCTAGTGTCAACAGGTAATAGCTCTCCGTTGTTTGCATCATCAACACGGATGCCGAAGTTTGAGCCGTTTGCTAGGTAGACAACATCGAAGTCAGTACCAATACTACCGACTGTGTTGCCATTTTTACTGAATAAGACAATATCGCCATCGGACGTTTTGCGATTAAACGCGCCAGCATAAGAACCGTCAGCAGTGAAGAAAGACCGTCCATCTGGACCTAAAGCAGTTCCGACTGTGTTGTATGTGCTAGAGGTTTTGCCCACAAGGAGATTGCCCGCAGAGTCGAGGCGCATCTTCTCACTGCCGTTTACTTTAAATTGCATACTATTTGTAGCATGGTCATATAAGTAACCCGCAGGGTTAGTTGACGCACCATCAGAGAACAACAGTCCTGCCGCGCCAGTAGCACTGGTTTTTATTTGAATGTAGTTCTGAGAGTCTGAAGTATCGCCAACCGTAATTGGCTGTTCTGGCGAGGTAGTCCCCAGACCTAACCGTTCTGTGCTGGCATCCCAGAAGAACTTCGCAGTCGTGCCAGTGTCTTCGTAGAAGCTGATGTCTCCTGTAGCGTGGTCTAAACTAAACCTATTAGTAGTTGTTCCTGCATTATCACTAACGGTTCTAATGAAGAAATCGCCAAGTGTATTTATTAGCTGAGAGTTTAAATCAGTAGCGTCATTCTCATAAAAATTAATACGAGGAGAAGACCCTGTGTAATTAATGTTGTTTGCATTGAAATTAGCAACACCATCAACAGTCAAACCATCAGCCGTCACAGTACCTGTTACGTCGATGCCTGTGGAGGTGGTTTCAAACTTTTTAGCATTGTTATAACGTAGCGATACTGCGCCATTATCGTTAAAGATAGCCATGTTTTCGCCGGCAGGCGTTTCAACCCTAACTTGACTAGAGCCACGCAAATATAAACTGCCGTTACCTTCGTCTGTTACAAAGCTATTAGACCCATCATGGTAAATCTGTAGGTCTGAGCCAGCACCGAACACTGCTTTGCCATTGTCAGCAAATGTAGCGTTACCAGTTACGTCGATGCCTGTGGAGCTAGTTTGTAGAACTTGTGAATTGTCGTGATAGAGTCGCAATGACCCACCTTCAATACCACGTAAAAAGTTGTCTCCATTTGTAGCTTCAAGCAGTAATTCTGAGCCTTGGATACGAAGGTGACCTGTGCCGCTTTCCTTTATAAAACTTTGACCAGAAGAACCATCATGATAAATCTGTAAGTCTGAGCCAGCACCAAAGACTGCTTTATCGTTGTCACCAAAGGAAATGTTAGAGCCGCCCGTTGTATTGCCGTTAGACAATACTTCGGATAATTCGTTGTTAGCAGTGATCTGGGAGTCAACGTAAGATTTTACGGACTGCTGTGTAGGAACCAGAGTTGCACTGTTAGATGCCATGTTGTCTTCATCGACAAAGGCAGTGACGTTGATAACACCGTCAGAAATAGTTTCAAAAGTAGTTGTGCCGGTTAGTGTTGCGTTTGCGGTATCAGCTTTAGAGTTTACTGCGGTTGCAATGTTGTCAAACTCAGTTTCAAATTCTGAACCACGAATGACTTTATTAGAGTCTCCTGCAGGAAGAGAGTCTTTTGCCTGAAAATCTGTGGTTTTAGTGTAGTTAGACATCCGTATTTCCTATTGCAGAAAAGAAGTAGAGAAGAAGAAGGGGGCCATGAAGACCCCCCGAAAGTTTCTTATGCAGATGGTACTGCGAGAACGAAACCAGCTTCAGGACGGTACACTTCGACACCGTACAGGCAGTCAGCCGTGTACAGAGTTGAGAGGTACTCCTGCTTGTACTGAGTTTGCGAACGTACAGACATTTGTTCTGCAAGAACGATAGCGTCACGGTGGAACAACATAGCCGCGCGAGTATTAACAGAAGCCGCAGTATTTTGAGCCGCAGTTTCGATAGTTGCACAGTTAGCTGAAACGTAAACGTCTACACCGTAGAGGTTACCGATAAGACCAGACTGGACTGACTGACCAGATACGAAGTCAGAAGACACGTAGCGATCAATGCCCATAATGGCGTTACGGGTTGCAGGCGGAATAACGAGTACACGATCTTCCATTGGGACGTTGTTATCGTCCAACTTCTGGATCATGTCACGGAAAAACGCATCAGTAAACTCGTCGCCAGCTACAAGAGTGTCGTCGGTGTACTGAGTAGTTGTACCGTTGTCGTTAAAGAAACATCCGCTGTGTTGGTAGTCGGTTGGAGCTGCACCAAATACAACAGCGCCACCGTCACCGAAGCCAGTACCACATGCGTGGAGGTCAGTGTCGATCTTAGTAGCAAGAGCGTAACCAGCGTCTTCAGTGTAGAACTGACGGAGGCTAGAAAGCGCCTGTACTTCTACGATGTCTTCGATGAGACGTGAATACTCAAAGTGACGGTCGATGTCAACAGTCAGTTCGCTTTCAGTGTTAGCGATGATAGTAACAGCAGTATCAGCCGCTTTAGCGTTAGCATCTCCACGAACAGGCTTAGGGATGTGAAGCTTGTCACCCTTCTTGCCAGACATTGCGATCTTTTTGACAAGAGGAGCCATCTTCAGGTTCTTTTGGTAAGCAGCAATAATCTCATCACTCCAGATTTCTGGAATAAAAGTAGCCGCTTCAGTCTTCGCAGTATTACCAGCTGCGCCCGGATAAGTTGCAGTAGCCATGTCAATCTCCTAGATTATTTGACTCGACCCTCTGCGTATGCTGTCAGTATCTCTTCTGACAAAGCTTGATAACGCTCAGGGTCCGTTTTCATAAGTTTAATAATGTCGGACCTGCGATATACTTTTTTACGTGTTCCTTCAGCACTGCCTCGTGCGTTACCTGTATTAGCTGCCTTGAGTTGTTGCTTACGCTCTTGTTTTTCAACATTAGCAGTTTGCTGTACAACTTGCTTCCGTTCTTTCCAGAGTGAGAAGAGTTCATCAGCAGAGTCAGCATCATACTGTTGGTCAGCTGCTACAAATAACTGAGTCCTAATTTTTGAAGCTTTAATCCATTCAGCAAACTTAGGATCGCCTAAAATCTCTTGCATGTCTGGGTGCTTATTACTAAGCTCCGCAAGAGCAGACTGCTTCTTATAGTTTGAACTGTATTCTTCAGCTTCACGTATCTTAGGATGATTCTCAATAGCACGGTTGACAGCCGCTTGAGGATCTGTAAAATAGTCTATATCGTCTTCAGGCTCAACATTTTGTGGTTGAGGTGCTGATTGTGTTTGACTACTAATGTAATCATCCACGACTTTACGAAGTTCGCCTACTTCAGAAGACTGACGACCTAAAAGCTTTTCAGCTTCTTGGTGCATCTTAACTACATCTTCTAAAGACTTACCTTGATATTTATCGGGTAAGCTTACTTCAGATTCTTGAGGTTGCTCAACTGTTTCTTGTTGAATCTCGTTAACTTCTGTTTCTTGCTGTACTTCGTTTTGTTCAATGGCGTCCACGTTTTCCTCTTGAGGTTGTGGATCAATCATCATTGCTCTTGACATTATTAAACTCCGTGATCATTATCATTGTGGAGACTTTTTTCTACCTGCTTTTTCGTGTTCTTTCACCCACTTCATGTGCGCTCCCGGAAAGGAACCATCATGACCAGCTAAGTGAAATGACGGGGCAGATACCATCCTTGTAGAAACTTCACCACAGGTTTTGCACCTATGTTCTGTGATAGTAGATTCTACAAATTCTTCATGAACGTGTCCGTTAGGACAACGAAAATCATATATTTTAAACATCTACAGGCTCTTGATCTTCAGCTTCTGCTTGTTCACGCGCAGCTTCAATAGTACCTTGTAGATTGATAACAGTTGCAAAAGCAGCTACTTGACCTTTACGGAAATATAAATCTTCCTGATCTTTTACTGTTTGAATATCTGCTAACTGTGTTGCGTTACTAGAAAGCTCTTGTACGAGTTGTTTGAAACCTTCAGAATTGAAGAGTTCGTTGTAATTGTCAAAATAAGTTTCAAGCTCGGGTGTCATAAGTTTCTCTAAAGTTGTCTAACTATATTATTATTATATCATGTTTTTAAAAGAATGTCAAGCTTTTTTTGTAGTTTTTCTTCTACGTCCAGAAGCTGTGACGGCGTGTTTAATTTTAGCAGGTCCTGTTTTACGACGTGCAGAAGAAGCCTTTTCAGATTTAGTCATCTTAGCAGCAACCTTCTTAGGTCTACAGGAGGGATAAGGACGCTTAGACTCACCCTTCTTAGCAGACTTACGTCCACAGGGCTTGCCTGTCTTAACGTCTACCCACTCCTCCTTAAACCACTTCTTAAGGGCAGCACCTTTCTTACTTTTTTTTACGGCCACTTTTGTTACCCCAGTTCTTAGCGCCTACTTTGCGGCACTTGGCTACAGCACCAGAGGCGTATGCAGAAGGCCAGACCTTGTATCTGGACTTGACCTTCTTTGCACAAGCGTCGTTAGCTTTCTTTGTACTACTTTTTCTTTTTGCTGCCACAACTACCTCGCTTCTTTTTCTTGGCTGGTGGTCGTCCTACTTTGTTTCCGTATGTTCCTTTTCCGTATGGCATAGTCAGCTCCTTACTTAATTCTAACTTGTTTACCGTTTTGGTAATATTTAACGCCTCTACCAGCTCCTTCCATATGAATAGGACCGCCGTCTTTTTTATATAAAGGAAGTTTTTTAGTAGTAGTTTTTTTAGCAGGAGCTTTCTTTTTTGTTGTAGAAACACCAGCACCTACAGCACCTGTACCCGCAGTACCGTATATAGCACCTTTTTGTACTTTAGCTTTGCTTCCTTTTTTTACTCTATCTTTACCTACATCAATGCCGCTTTTTTTAGAAGTCCTTCCCGGTGTTTTATTATTAATTCCGTTTAGTTTTCTTAAAGCTTCCTCAAGTTGTTGATCTGCTTTTTTAACTTTAGCAGCTACACGTTGAGTCATTTTGCGACCTTGTTTAGCATCTTTAGCTGCTTTTGCTACTCTTGCTGGCATAGTTAGCTCCTTACCATTTTGATTTGTTTGCCCAGTAAGCCGCAGACATTTTGCCTTTAGCTATGTTTTTTGCATGACGTGCTTTAAATGATTTACGTCTTGCTTTTTCTTTAGCAGTAGTAGGGTTTTTACCTGCACCGCTAACTCCTTGTTGCCCGTACCTAATAGTCTTGACTTTGTCACCTTCTTTAGCAACAACTACGTGAGACTTTTTAGGATGGTTAGGCGTCCGTTTTGGTTTGTTGTACCCGCTTACGCCCGCCCGTGCTAGTCTTGGATCTTTCTTTGCTGGCATTTTGTAATTCCTCTACTTGCTTTGTTAGCTTTTGTACCTGCGCTTCCAAAGGATTTACCATTTGTTGCATTTTAATAAGTAATGATTGAAACTCTCTATCTGTAAACATGTTTTATCCTTAGTTATAAGGGAACCATTCTCCAAACTTACGGACATATATAAGTATAACCGTAGTGTCTGGCGTGTTAATTGTTACTGTTGTATTGCCAAACTCATCTATATTGTATTGGGCAATGTTAAAGAAGGAAGAAGAAGACGTAATGTTAATGTCACCTATGATCTTTACGGTGTTAGCTGTAGTCAGCTTTACCATTACCGTTTCACGATCTTTAGGCGTTTGATTTAATACTATGTCTACATCAGCACTGCATCGTAGTATCTCAGTCCCAGAAGTAGTATGACTACCTGAAACCTCATACGCCTGCGCTATACCTAAGTCTGCTCTGGATTGTGGTATGTAACTCATTAGATTGCCAACCACTCTTTAAATTCTTGGATATACACCAAGTGAAGCGTAGTGTCGTCTTGCTCAACAATAATACTTGAGTAACCAAACTCATTGACGTTGTACTTTGCTATATCATAATAAGCTAGGTTTACAATATTAATCTCACCAACAATGTCTATCCTGTCATCGGTTCTGCAGTTTACAAGTACAGTCTCTCTGTCTTGAGGATGTTCCCTCAAATTAATAACAACACCGGACGTAACCTTAAGAATTTCTGAGCCGCCTGTGGTGTGGTTGCTAGAAATAATTTTAGCAGTGGCATTCTTAAGATCTGCACGACTAGCCATACTACCCATGGAGATGTTGTAGACATTGGGCGCCTGAGCCTCGTTAAGGTCCTTCACAGAGCCTGCGTCTACTTCCTCACCGTTGGTAAGGGTCAACACTAAATGCCCGTCAAAGTCCACTGTGGCGTCCTGAACGCCTACTCCGTCTTCCCCATCAGAACCGTCTGCTCCGTCCTTACCGTCAACACCATCCTTACCGTCTTTACCTACACCTATATCGCCCTTGTCACCTTTAGTTCCTTTTTCACCTGTAGGTCCGGGGTCACCCTTATCTCCCTTTTCACCACGAATAGCTTCTACTGCCTGTATCTTAGACAGTAGTTTATCGTAGAGGGCTGTAAGTTTTAGGTCCACGTTCATTCTTGATTAAGACGCTGCATCAACATTTGTTCAGCTTGACGTGTTTCTTCGTCACGCTTTTCTACTTGCTGGTTACCTTTCTCCTTAGCTTGTACTTCACGCTCTTTGAGTAATGTTTCTGCTACACGCATACGACGCTCAAACTCTCTGTCGTCTTGGTCACCTTCTTTGAGGTTACGTGTGATTGCATTGATCTTGTCAATTTCAAGCTCCTGAGGAACAACCGCTGCTTCTGCTGCAAGCTTGGTAGCCCTAGCGTTGGACTCTTGAGCCTGTGCCGCCAGAGCCGCTGTCTGGGACTGCTGGAACTGTAGTTGTGCTTGCTGTGCTTGTTGCTGCATCTGCTGTGCTTGAGGGTTAGGTTGCATAGCTTGTTGCATAGCCGCAATAAGTTCTTCACGGTTAGACAAGTTCATATTGTCAATAATGCTTTGGATCAATGTGTTGTACAGCGGTGACTGTCGATCCATAGTCTGTAACAACTGTACAAGCTGAGTTACCTCGTACTCACGAGCAATGATGCCCAGAGTAGAGCTAGCATTAAACTTGTAGTCAGCTACAGGGTACGACTCAGGATCAAACTGCATGTAACGATAAGCAGCTTTCTTAACAAATGGAATCAAGAAAGACTGTTGGAAATTAATCAGTGTGCGCTTGTGACGTTTGATAATAGCGCCAAGAGACATACTAATGCCAGCGGCAGTAGCCTCGCCGTTAACGCTGCCAGCAATTCCGGCTGAGTCCACGGCTCCGGTTGCTTGCTGTACCATCTGCTGCAAGGCTCCGGCCTGAGCAAAAGTAATCTGGCTAACTTGACCAAAGTTGAATGGTTGAAGAACTTCACGAGGATCTCCGTTTGTTAAGACCATCTTACCGGGACGTACTTCAGGCTTAGCGCCTCGTGGAAGTCTCGTTGCGTCAACAGCCATCATTGGGTGAATAGTTAAACTAAGGGCATCAATACGTGCGCGTAGCTCTGTGTCAAGTGCTTTTTGACTGTTATAACCTTTTTCACAAACACCACGACCCCAGAAACGTCCGGGAACAACATCCCAAGGGAATGCTACAACAGGACGGTCTTGCATCATGTAAGGGTTTTCTTCAGCCTTAAGAAGGATACCACCGTTAGCGATCACCACAACGGCTTCTACGTACTTTGACTTAGACTCTTCTTCTTCTACCAGCTCTTCTGTTTCGTCGCTCACAGCGGATTCTAGAAGCTCTCGTGGCACTAAACCATAATACTTAGTCAAACGTACTTTATCGTCGTTATAAATTGTTAGGTCTTGATCAGGTTCCAAGTCAGTATCAGGAGCGGCAGGACCAACATAAGTGTCACGGTATACTCCCTGTTCTTGTAGTAGTTCTACTTGGTGACGACTAACAAACTCATCAACGGCTACACCCATAGCATCATCAACAGAAGTAGCTACAGGATCAATCAAGAAATTCTGAGGCAGTACAGGCTTAAGCTTTACCTTTACACGGTCTGTCATGCTAACGCCTACTGCTTGTAAGTCTCCACCCATAACAGGTTGAGTAGCAGGAGCCATCTCTTTCATTTCTTCAATTACAATTTCACCAATGCCTGTACCAAACACAGCAGCATTAATAAGACATTCAGCAACGGCCTTACGTACCATGCACTCTTCAAAGTCTTCCGTTAGCTTATTACGAAGAAACAGTACGTCTTGACGCTCAGTGTCTCCCATGTTGTCAGAAACATCAAACCACTTACCACGACCAAACGTAGCCTCTTCTAGTTCCGCTACATTAGACTCAACTGCCTGTTGAAGTGCAGGAGAAATAATACGGGAACGCTCAGACCCACGCTGGCTGTCAGCAGGATCCCATTGACCACGCCACAATCTATAATATTCTTCAAATCTCTGTTCATAGTTACTTTCGTAGTAATCTCTCCAATCTTCACATTTAGTAATAACCCACCCTTCAATTGACTCTTCAATCATCAACGGGTCTGTTTCGTATAATTCACTCATATTAATATCCTGCTACTACGTCTAAGATTTCGTGGTCTTCGATTTCGTATTCGTAGTCGTAAGCCACATTAGCTAACTGGTCAATGTATGCTAAAGCATCAATCAAGTCATCGTGGGTTAAAGGATCAGGAAACTGAAACAGTTGATCAAGGAACTTACTATTCCACTCTCCCGTGTTTAGTGTTATGTAACCGTTTTCAAATCGCCCTTGCAACGCCCACATTACTCTGTCGGTCTTCTTTTTGTTTCCGTGAGTAAGCTCTTCTACTCTAAAGAACATACCGTATCTTTTTTGCATGTCTAGCAAAGGAGACATTACAGCCTGTTTAGCAATACCTCTTTCGATTCCAACCGACACGGGACGGTAATCTCTAACGGCCTGAAATATCTTAGCTGCTGTTTCGTCAAGTGTCCATCGACCGTATATGATATTGTCAACATACCAACCATGCTCACTGACCTTAACCACGGCAATCGCTGTCTCGTCAAGCTTAGAACT